TTCTTCTAGAGGCATGGGTTCTTTAGTTAAAAAAGAAGGTTGCAATGTCGTCGCAGATGACTTTATGCTTGCAACTGCTGCTGATATTGTAGCAGATCCTTCTGCTCCTGATGCATTTGTTGACGGTATTATGGAAGGAAAAGAATGGGTTTGGGATAATGGCATCCTTAAAGAGTCTGCTATTGCTCAAATCAAACAGGAAATTGATGAAGCAACCCTTATCAATCTGCAGGAGCGTAAAATCTCCGCGTTTGCAGCATTTTTAAAGAGTCTGTGAATTATAAATAAATAAAGACAACGCTAATGCATAACGGAGTTCAAACAAATGGCTGAGACCTCACTCGATAAAGAGTTAGATAATATGGATCAAGTGACCGAAGGTTCTAACGTAGTTACTAAAGATGCTAAACCTGGCGAGAAGATGGATTCTTCTGGCGGTGGAGCACCTAAAGTAGTTGATGTTACTTCGGATTCCGAAGAAGGTGCAAAGGGCACCAAAAACGCTGGCGCTTCTGCTGCTAAAGCAGTAGGTAAAGCACCAGTCCCTAGCACCAAACCAAGTGACGCATCTGCTAAAATGGAGGAAACGGAAGATGGCGAAGAAGTCCTCGCTGAAACCGACCTCGACTTTACTGAAGATGTTGACGCTCTTGTCGCTGGTGAAGGACTCTCAGAAGAGTTCCGTGTAAAAGCAACAACTATCTTTGAAGCAGCTGTAACCAGTCGTGTTAATAGAGAAGTTGAAGCGTTGACAGAGGCATTTGAATCTACCTTAACTGAAGAAGTTGAAAAGATTCAAACAGAATTGGCCGAGAAGGTTGATGACTATCTCACATATGCTGCTGAATCTTGGATGAAGGAAAACTCCCTCCAGATCGAGCATGGTATTAAAACTGAGATGGCAGAGTCATTCTTCTCTGGCCTAAAAGGTCTTTTCCTAGAGCACAACTTTACGGTGCCCGAAGAAAAGTTCAACATGCTTGATGGCATGGTTGAAGAAATTGATGATATGGAAGCTAAACTCAACGAGCAAATCGACGCTAACGTCTCCTTGAATAAGAGAATTGGCGAGTTTGTAAAAATGGAAATTGTGAACGAATGTGCTACTGGTCTTGCTGAAACCCAAAAGGAGAAGCTTGCATCTTTAGCCGAGGGTGTTGAGTTTGAAACTGAAGATGACTTTAGAAATAAGGTCAACACGATTAAGGAATCCTACTTCACTAGAAAGGCTGAACTTGCAGAATCTGTAAGTGACCCCAGTGTAGAAGCAGCGGAACCCCTTGTCGAAGACACCACGAGCGGTTCAATGTCGCAATACGTTGATGCCCTTGCTCGCTGGTCCAAATAATTGTAAACCCTAACTACTAAAACTGGAAATTAAAATGTCTATTAAAAACCTCCAGGAGAAGTGGGCACCCGTCCTGAATCACGATTCTTGTCCCGAGATTACTGATTCCCACAAGCGTGGCGTCGTTGCTCAACTCCTAGAAAACCAAGAAAGAGCTACTACAGAAGAAGCTCAAATGCTTAACGAAACACTTGCTACCGCTGGTACAGGTGGTTTCGGTGGCGGTGCAACCGCAACTGGTCCTAACGCAGGTTTCGATCCTGTTCTGATCAGCTTGATCCGTCGCTCTATGCCTCAACTGATCGCCTATGACGTTGCAGGCGTTCAACCGATGACTGGTCCTACTGGACTGATCTTCGCAATGCGTACTCAGTATGGTTCTGAGCGTAGCCCTGCTTCTAGCGATTACAGAGAAGCAATGTTCAATGAGCCCAACGCTGGTTTCTCTGGTGGTGCTGGTACAGGTCTTAGCAACTACGATACCAACGCTTCAGATGCCACAAACGACGCCCAAGGCGCTAACCCTGGTCTCCTGAACGATTCCCCCGCTGGAACCTATGAGCAGACTGGAGACGGTACTGGCATGGCTACAGCAACTGCTGAAGCACTTAACGATGGTTCTGCAGGAACCGCTTTCCGTGAGATGGGTTTCTCCATCGAGAAGGTTAGTGTTACTGCTAAGTCACGCGCCCTGAAGGCCGAGTACAGCCTTGAGCTTGCTCAGGACTTGAAAGCGATTCATGGTTTGGATGCCGAGCAAGAGCTCGCCAACATCCTCAGCACAGAAATTCTTGCTGAAATCAACCGTGAAGTTGTTCGTACCATCTACACAAACGCTGTTACTGGTGCTCAGAACAATACCGCTAACGCTGGTATCTTTGACCTTGACGTTGACAGCAACGGTCGTTGGTCTGTTGAGAAGTTCAAAGGACTTCTGTTCCAGATTGAGCGCGATGCTAACGCTATCGGTCAGCAAACTCGTCGCGGGAAAGGCAACATCCTGATCTGTTCTGCCGACGTTGCTTCTGCACTGGGTATGGCTGGTGTTCTTGACTACACCCCTGCTCTCCAAGGCAACAACGCCCTGACAGGTGTTGATGATACCTCCAGCACACTGGTTGGTACACTCAACGGCAAGATCAAGGTCTACGTTGATCCTTACTCTGCTAACGTAAGTGACAAGCACTTCTACGTTGCTGGTTACAAAGGACAAAATGCATTCGATGCAGGTCTGTTCTATTGCCCATACGTTCCTCTGCAGCAAGTCAGAGCAATCAATCCTGACACCTTCACTCCGAAGATCGGTTTCAAGACCCGCTACGGCATGGTCTCAAACCCCTTCTCACAAGGTCTCACACAGGGTTCAGGTGCTCTTACCGTCAACTCCAACCGTTACTACCGTCGTGTACAGGTTGCAAACCTTATGTGATCCATCAGGATACACAACTACTGGACCCTTCGGGGTCCTTTTTTTATGCCTAGGTATAAATTAGTAGGCATTAATATTCTTTGCTACTCATACTCATTTCGTCAGAATATGCTAACATTTGGTATAGATAGTAACAGAACTATGAGGTGAACAAATGAACCCAAACTTTAATTATATTATGACTCACAGTTATGAACAAAAGAAAAATGAAGAACAGCACGTCGATCAATCAGTTGTATGAGTGGAGACATTTTGATGCCTCACCAGAAGAATCTGAATTGGAGTTACTAAACGACTATTACGAATGTCTAATTGAATGCGATGATACAAATCAAGCATCATGTAAAAAAATCTGTAGAGAGGTTCTTATGTAAATTGCATACATATTATACCGTGTGAAGGAAGTACAGAGGGGGTTTTAGGACCCCCTTTTTCTATGTCTAAATATTGATATAGATGATTATTATGATGCTAATTAATGATTATAAAATTGAAGATTTTATTGGTGTTTTTGATATAGACATCCATCAAATTGAAATTGATAAGTATATTGATTACTTCAATAGATGCGAATCTATGAAAGTAAGTGTAAAAAGAAATGTTTGGAATACGCACGATAAAACTATCGATGGAAAATATATTGGTCATATACAAGATAGAGTTAACTCTATTGGACCTGACCTTGTTTCTCTTCCAGAAAAAAGTGTAGTTGGATCAGCATCTTATAGACTTATCATGGAAAAGTCTGGAGAATTGAGTGGAATTTTTAACAATATATCTCATGCTTGTTATGAAAAATATTGTGATAAATTTTTTACTCTCCGTACAATACAATCTCAGATATACAATGTAAATATTCAAAGAACATTACCAGGTGAGGGATATCATGTGTGGCATTGCGAGAACGAACATACATACAGATCTTCTAACACAAGAGTTCTTGCAGTTATGATGTATTTGAATGATATAGATGATGACGCTGGTGGTGAAACGGAATTTATTTACTTACATAAAAGATTTAAACCAAAACGAGCAAGAGTTCTCATGTGGCCATCAGGATTTACTCATACTCATAGAGGTAACGCCCCATTAAAAGGTGAAAAATATATTATAACGGGGTGGATAGAAAGAAACTTACAAGACAATAGCATTTTAGGATAATGGCAAACTGGTACGACGATCAACTTTCAAACAAAAACTATCTTTCACCAATTGGATTTTTATTCATTTTGGATAAAGCAAAGAAAGTTTCTTTCTTATGTCAAAAAGCAGAAATCCCTACTGTCGAATTGGGTCAAGTAGAAATTCCTACAAGAGGTAGAGTGGTAATCCCTACTGAAGGGAACATGCGGTATAGTGATTTTAATGTTGAGTTTATTGTTGACGAAGATTTAGAGAATTACATGCAGTTACATAACTGGATGAGAGCATTAGGAACACCACAAGATGATGAGGAAAGATTCGATTGGATGAACGAAACCAGCACTATTGAGTTGGGAGATAAAAGATTTTCTGATGCAACACTTCAAGTTTTAAACAATAATAATATTGCAAACTTTGATGTTGTATTCAAAGATTTATTTCCAACAAGTTTATCAACATTATCATTTGATGTAACAGGAACTGATAATGATTATTTTACAGCAACTGCAACATTTAGATATACAATCTATGAGATCCGAGATGTCAATCGTAAGACAAGAAGATGATAGAATGGAGACAATATGTACTAGACAATTGGGTTCTTGATCCGAAAGAAAGAAAACTTCTGCAGGATGGACCTAAGAGTTTAGCGCAAGCATGGCACTTACAAGCAATCAAACATCGTTATGAATCTAGAAACACTTCAAGAAATGTGGAAGACTGACTCCAAGTTGGATGAAGACTTACATGATAATGACTCATTAGCAATCCCACAACTTCATATGAAATATATGGAGTTCCATAATACATATTCTCTTATGAAAAAAGAAAGAGAATTGGAAATGAAAAGATTGCTTAAAGAAAAATGGTTGTATTACAAAGGTAAAGCACCTGCTTCAGTATATAAAGAACTGCCGTTTGATCTTAAATTAACTGCCAAGGATGAACTGGTAATGTTTATTGAGGCAGATCAGGACATTCAAAAAATTCAATTTAAGATTGACTACATAGAGCAAGTTTTATTCTTCTTGGATGGTGTGCTGCGGATGATAAATTCTCGCACTTACCATATCAAGAATGCTATTGAATGGAAAAGATTTCAATCTGGTGTGTAATTAAATTATGATTAAATATGGTGCTCCCTATATGCACATCCCATCTGATGCAAATCTTATGCATGAAGTTAGACGTGCAATATCAGAAACAGAATTAGATTGGCAAAGTAGTAGAGTTGTCAATGATAAAAAATTAGATGTAGAAGATAAGTCTCTAAGAGTATGCGAATCTGTGTGGATTAGAGACTATAGGTTAAATTGTAAATTGATGGATATGATACGTCAAATTAATCGTGATGCGGATTGGTATTTAAATATCACAGATGTCGAACCAATTCAATTTGGTATGTATCCAGAGGGTGGTAAATACGATTGGCATGTTGATCAACACAATAATTTTATCCCAGACATGCATGGAAACCCTTCTACTAGAAAAATTAGTATGACTTTGTTCTTAAGTAACCTGGATGAATATGAAGGTGGAGAGTTTGATTTGGAGATATATAAACCAGAGAGCAACCCAAGATACGAAACTTTTCGTCTCAAAAAGGGTGACGCTATTTTTTTTAATAGCACTACATGGCACAGAGTCCGTCCTGTGACATCTGGCGTCAGAAAATCTATTGTAGCGTGGTTTACTGGACCTCCTTATGCATGACTTAATTATTAAAAAGAAGAATGAAGTGTATCTTAAAGTTGAGGCAGAACCTCATATCAATTATGAACTAGCAGATTACTTTTGTTTTGAAGTTGAGTCTGCAAAGTATATGCAGAAGCAACGTCGGTGGAAAGGATGGGATGGAAAAATTCGCCTTTATTCCCCAGCAACGGGAGAGATATATTGTGGTCTCTTAGACTATCTCATGGACTGGGCGGACAAAAAAGGATATAAGTATCGCATGGAAGACTGCAAATACTTTGGTCATCCAATGACCCAGAATGATTTTATCACTCCCCAAGGCGTTGCAGGTTTTGTAAAATCTCTTCGCTTACCATATCCCGTTCGGGATTATCAGTATAAAGCAATATACGAGGCACTAAAATATAATAGGCGACTTTTATTGTCACCAACAGCTTCTGGAAAGTCTCTGATGATTTATGCATTGGTACGCTTTCATGCAAATGCGAACAGAAATATTTTAATTGTAGTTCCTACTACCTCTCTCGTGGAGCAGATGTATAAGGACTTTGAAGAATACGGATGGATGTGTGCCGAAAACTGCCACAAGATATATGCGGGGCAAGAAAAATACACGGACCATCAGGTGGTAATTACCACTTGGCAGTCTATCTATAAGGAACCTAGAAAATGGTTTGATAGGTTCGATGTAGTTATCGGTGACGAGGCACACCTTTTCAAAGCTAAATCTCTTACGTCTCTGATGGGTAAGTTGCATGAATGTAAATATCGTATTGGATTTACAGGAACTCTTGACGGTGCAAATGTCAATCAGTTAGTTCTGGAAGGTGTATTTGGTAGGTGCTCACAAGTAACAAGAACTGCTCAACTAATGGAGGAAGGACATGTTGCTAAACTGAAAGTGAAGATTGTTCTAGTAAAGCATGAGGAAAAGTTGTTTGAAGGTTACCAAGATGAGATCGGATACCTTGTAGAACATGAAGGTAGGAATAAATTTATTCGCAATCTTGCTTGTGACTTAAAGGGAAATACTCTAGTCCTTTTCAACTATGTAGAACGTCATGGAGTGCCTCTTTACGAGATGATAAATAGTTACACCGAAAGACCAGTACATTTCGTACACGGAGGTGTAGATGTCAATGACCGTGAAGACATCAGAGTATTAACTGAACAATCTGATAATGCAATCATAGTTGCTTCATACGGCACATTTTCTACAGGCATCAACATCAAAAGATTACACAACGTTATCTTCGCAAGTCCTTCAAAGTCCAGAGTTCGCAACCTACAATCGATTGGTCGTGTCCTAAGGAAAGGCGAAAATAAATCACAGGCAACATTATATGATATTGCTGATGATATCTCTACCGATAGAGGTAACAACTATACACTCAACCATTTAATGGAGAGAGTCAAAGTCTACAATCAAGAAAAATTTAATTATGAAATCATAGATGTTAAAGTAAAAACTTATGATTAGTTACGCAAGACACGACGAAGAATTTTATGGTATCTTCAAACTCCTTAATGGAGAAGAGGTGCTAGGCAAAGCAGTGCTTACTGAAGATGAGGGTTCTACCTTAGTTTTCATTCAGGATCCTGTTTGTACGCAAATTGTTACTAAGGAATCTGATGATGGTCGAACTGTCAGAGGAGTAGGATTTGCAAAGTGGATGCAATTTTCCGATGAAGATTTTTTTATTATTCGTGAGAAGGATATCTTAACTGTTACTTCAATGAGTAAAGAAGTTACTTTTTTGTATGAAGCATTTTTACTAGGAGATAATCTTGATAAAAAAGATACAACAAAAATAGATCCTGAACCAGAGATGGGTTACTTAGGAAAGATTAATGAAGCAAGAAATCTATTTGAACGAATCTATAAAAGCTAGAACTTGTCTTGAACCCTCACATGGTTATTCTACAGAGACTTGACGATCTTGTCAAGTATGTTATAATATAAACAAAGCAGGTAACCATATGAAAACAACTGTAAAAAAACAAAAACAACATTACGTTGACAATCAAGAGTTCCTTGCTGCTATTGTAAAATATCGGCAGAGAATGTACAATGCCGCTATAAAAGAATGTCCTGAACTCATTAATATGGATCAGGATGAAGAGTTTGCTTTCTTAAAAAGTTGGAAGAGTGAAAATAAACCTAGAGTTGGAAATTATATTGGTAGTTGTTTTTTAAAAATTGCTACACACTTATCATACAGACCAAACTTTATCAATTACATGTATAAAGATGATATGGTTTGTGATGGTATTGAAAATTGTATTCAGTATATTGATAACTTCAATCCAGCAAAATCTAAGAATCCGTTTGCATACTTCACACAGATTGTGTACTATGCATTCCTAAGGAGAATTGCAAAAGAGAAACGTCAGTTAGATATCAAAGATAAGATTCTTGAGAAGTCTGGATATGACCATGTGTTTACGGTTGACGGGGACACAGATACAGGTTATAATCAGATCAAGTCCCGTGTGGAGATGAACTCAAAACGATGACCAAGAAAACTGATCAGGAAAGATTGCGCGATGCAGTTAAAAGAGATAGTCCCTGTAGAGATGACAATGAGCGCGGTTACTGGCGCAAAAGACTTAATGAACTAGAGAAGGAAAAACCAACTGGTGATTAAATTTACTCGAAATCATTTTAAGATTGTAAGATCTATTGAATGGTCTGATGTAGTAAAAAAACTAGCGTTTGATTTTGATAACAGTACTGTGAATTTTATTGCAGACAAACCATCAATCCCCCCAACCTTTGCAATGCATAGTAATTTTGTTCCAGGTTCTATTAGAACTGCTTATGACGAAGTTAAAAATGCTGAAAATATTATAGAGATGCATGTCTATGCATCTTTAGGCAATAGTAGTTCAACCTATGGACGACATAAAGATGTTATGGATGTCTTAATTGTTGGTGCTATTGGATCTGTTATTTACAAATTTGATGATAGTCCATCTTTTACTGTAGATCCTGGTGATAGTATTTTTATACCTAAAGGTGTTTATCACGAACCTCAAATTGTAGAACCTAGAGTAACCTTAAGTTTTTCTTGGGAAGCAACTCCAAATAATAATAATAGAATTGACTCATGAAACTTTTATTAATAACCGATCAACACTTTGGTGTTCGCAATGACAATCAATCTTTTATTGATCATTATAAAAAATTCTATGGTGAAGTAGTTCTTCCATTTATTGATTCACATAAGATCTCCAAGATTATTTGCTTGGGAGATACCTTTGATAAACGTCGCTCCATTAACTTCATGTCATTGGAAGCAGCAAAGGAGATGTGGTTTACACCTCTCCAGGAAAGAGGTGTCAGTATGGATATGCTTGTAGGAAATCATGATATTTATTACAAAAATACTCTACGAGTTAACGCCCCAAGTGAGTTACTTGGAGAATACAACAACATCAACGTCATCACTAGCCCTACCACTCTTGTGTATGACAATCTTCCTATACTCCTTCTCCCTTGGATTTGCGATGAGAATCGTACAGAAGTTCTGGAAAAAGTAGGAAGTACCGAAGCAAAAGTATGCATGGGTCATCTAGAATTAAATGGTTTTGAAGCTCATCCTGGTCATGTAATGCAACATGGTATGGACTCGAATGCTTTTTCTAAGTTTAAAAAAGTATTCTCGGGACACTATCATATGAAATCAACCAAGAAGAATGTAAATTATCTTGGTAATCCTTATCAACTATATTGGAATGACTATGGATGTAAGCGAGGGTTCCATGTATTTGACACAGAAACTTTAAAAACTACTTTCTATAAAAATCCATTTGACATTTTCCATAAACTCTATTATAATAACGGGGTTACCCTACCTAACGAAGAAGACCTTAAAGGATCTTACGTTAAATTAATTGTAGAAAACAAAGGTGACTATGCTAAGTTTGATTATGCTGTAAGTCAACTACAAGACATGGGTCTTGGAGACCTCAAAATTATTGAGGATCTAAGTGTTGAACTTGATTCTGGTTCTGAGGTTCTGGAAACCGAAGATACAATGACATTGTTAGATAACTACATAGATGATATTGACCTCAAAGTTAATAAATCAAATGTGAAAAATGTAATGAGGTCTCTGTATATGGAAGCATCGGAAATTTAAATGTTTGTTTTAACAGATAAAAACTCAGGCGGCATCTATGCTATAAACAGCAAAGCACGTACAAAAACTGTGACTTTGTTTGAGGAACGAGATGACGCTGAACGTTATGTAAATCTTTTAAATGCAGATGATTACGAAGATGAATTAGAAATTATAGAAGTTGATAAAACTGTTATTGCTGTTAACTGTAACCAATATGGATATGTTTATACTGTCATATCCAAAGACGATCTGATTGTTCCCCCATGATTACATTTGAGACTATTCGCTGGAAAAACTTTCTTTCAACAGGAGACCAGTGGACTGAGATTGATTTTTGCGAGTCTTCATCAACACTTATTGTAGGTTCTAATGGCGCAGGGAAGTCCACTATGTTGGACGCCCTGTGTTTTGCTTTGTTTGGAAAAGCATTTCGCAAAATTAACAAAAATCAATTAGTAAATTCTATTAATGAAAAGGGAACTAAAGTTGAAGTTTGTTTCTCTATTGGTAGAGATGAATACCGTGTGTTCAGGAGTATTAAACCGAATGCATTTGAACTGTATAAAAATAATAAACTTGTTGATCAAGATGCTGCCGCTAAAGATACACAAAAATATCTTGAGCAGTCTGTACTAAAACTTAATTATAAATCATTTACTCAAGTTGTTATTCTTGGATCTAGCACCTTTGTTCCGTTTATGCAATTGACTGCCGCTCATAGGAGAGAGGTAATAGAAGACTTGTTGGATATTAATATTTTTTCTAATATGAATTCTTTATTGAAAGATAGAATTCGTACAGCACAAAGTCAAAGTAATGATTGTGGTCATATGCTTCGGTTGTCTAAAGAGAAACTCGAAGGTCAGAAAAAATTGATTGGTTCTTTACTTGAAGTGAATGAGAATCGTCAAGAAGAAAAACGCAGTAGATATAATAAAAATGCCAATCGTGTTGTTGAATTGGGTGTTCAACATAAAAAAAAGAAGGATGAGATTGTTGTTCTTAAAGAACAGGTAGAAGATTCTACAAATCAAAAAACGTTTGTTCAAAGATTGCGCCAAAGTCAATCAGATAAAAAATCAGAATTAAAATTAATCGCTAAAGATTTGAAGTTCTTCAAAGGTCATGATGTCTGTCCTACATGTACGCAAGATATTAGTAGTGCATTTAAAAAGAATCAAGTTGCAGATCTCGTAAAATCTGGTAAAACTCTTGCTGTTGAGATTGAAGCATTCACTAAAGATATTACTGAAGCAGTAGATATTGTTAGTAAGATGGAAGAAACTTCTGCAATGTTGTATGAAGTTCGTAGTGATGCTACTGCAGTGGAAAGAGAAATTGTTCGTCTTGAGATGGAGAATCTTGAAATCACAAAAGAGATTACTAATCTACAACAAAGCAGACCAAACATTGATCAAGAAGAAGAAATTTTATTTGCATTTGAAAAGGAGTATGATGATACAGAAAAAAATTGTTCTGAAGTTAATCGATGTCTAGATGAGTTTCAAGTAGTCGGAACTTTGTTGAAAGACTCTGGTATTAAAAGTCAGATTATCAAGAAGTATGTTCCTATCTTTAATCAATTGATTAATAAGTATCTTCAGTCAATGGATTTCTTTGTCAACTTTACACTAGACGAAGAGTTTAATGAAGTCATTAAGAGTCGCTTTAGAGATGAATTCTCATACTCATCATTTTCTGAAGGTGAGAAACAGAAAATTGATTTGGCATTATTGTTTACTTGGCGTGAAGTTGCTAGGATGAAGAATAGTGTTGCTACAAATCTATTGATTTTGGATGAAGTTTTTGATAGTTCTCTTGATGCGTCAGGTACAGGAGAACTTCTTCAGATTCTTCGTAGTCTCGGAAACGATACTAATGTCTTTGTTATCTCACATAAAGGAGACATTCTTGTTGATAAGTTCTTGCGAACACTGAAGTTTGAAAAGATTAATGATTTTTCAAAGATGTCGGATGAGTCCTAAATAAACTTGGTTGAGGAGAAAACTTTGCTTTCTACACAGTATAGACTGCGCTTAGAATTCATTTGTAAATGTATTGCAAATGGCGAAGAGGTTAAATTAGATGACATGATATGGGCAGAGAAGTTGGCAAAGAGTCACACTACTGCTCGTGATTGGTTACAAAAAGCACGACGACAATCTTCTCAAGAAATTGAAGAAGGTAGTACCGACGATTTTCTGAATAGGATGGGTTTAGGAGACCCCGATCCATCCAATCATAAAACGGGGTTTAGTAGTGCGGATGATATTAAAGACTGGTTTCACACTGACAAACCTGATGACTGGAGACAACGTGACTGATTATGTTTGTGTCCCAACATGGGATCCTATATTCGAATGTATGCGCTATCATTGGGTACACAAGTCTGAAAAAGATCCTGTGCAATTTGTAAAGAATCTCAATCCTAATGAAGTATTGTTATGAAGATGTGGGAGACTGAGTGTATTGGGTGCGGTAAGATGATACCAGCAAATCAATGTCCTCAGGTCGGATGCTATGTTCCATCCGAAAATAAATATAAAAATTCACTATGTAAACCCTGTTGGTTAAAAAAATGCAAGCAGTAATTTATTCTAACGGTAGTCAGGAGTGCGAGCGTATGGTAGCACTATTAGATTCTCTTGGAGGAGAGTTTTTGGAGTATAAACTTAATCAACATTTTACTCAACGTTCTTTCGAGAATGAATTTGGCGAAGGGGCAACTTATCCTCAAGTATCTTTAGGTTACAAGCACGTTGGTAATATGCATGACACATTACATTTCCTACAAGAGAAAGGAATGCTTGTGTGAAAAAAATATTGAGGGTTTGGAAATATGCTTTGGGTTCGTTCTCTGATGAGAAGACCGAGAGGTATGATAATGCTATTGTTGTTGTACGATCTATCGTGTTTTTTAGTTATCTCGTTACTAATTGCTTCATCGTTGCTGGAGTGATACGCCATTGGGACAGTAACCAAAGTGGCACAGTAGTGTCCCCACACCTTGACGACAGTGCTATAATTACAAGGTAACCAAGAGAGACGGATGAACACTCAGGAAGTCAAAGGCACTCTTGCTAAACTGCTTGCTACAGAAAACCTGACTGTAGAGCATCGTAAAGTGAGCACTGCCTGCTTTGATGTTGATAAGCGTCTGCTGATCCTTCCTATCTGGAAGACTGCTTCCAACACCGTCTATGACCTTCTGGTAGGGCATGAGGTGGGTCATGCTCTATATACTCCTAACGAGGATTACAGTGGTGCCTCAAAGGCATTTGTGAATGTTCTGGAGGATGCTCGTATCGAACGTATGATGAAGGTGACCTATCCTGGTCTTCGTAAATCTTTTTTTGAGGGATATAAAGAGTTGTGGAATGAGGACTTCTTTGGTGTAAAACATGAAGATCCTACAACACTCTCATTGATTGATCGTATCAATCTTTATTTCAAAGGTAATCCTAGTATTCCATTCTCTGATGATGAGATGGTATGGGTCCGTCGTGCAGATCAAACTAAGACCTTTAAGGATGTAGTTGATCTTTCTAAAGAATTGTATGAATATTGTTCTGAAAAACAGGATCATAAAGAAGAGATGATGATGCCATCAGCAGAAGATGGACAATCACAAGCAGATCGTGAAGAAGAAGTAACCCCTGTTGATAGTGATGACTATGAGGAGATGACTCACGAAGAGATGCTTGAAGAGGCAGATAGGCGTGAGCGTGAATGGAGAGATGATATTGATCAGAGTGACACAGATTTAGATACACCTTCTTATGGTGGTGATATTGATGAAACCAAATGTGTAACTAATGATGCACTTGCAGAAGCACTTGAGACTCTTATAGATGATAATGCAAAGGAGTGGGTATATCTTTCTATTCCCAATCCTAAAGTTGAGGATTTAATCGTCCCCTTCAAAACAATTCAAGAAAAACTCCATGGACATTTTTATGATCCTGAGCGCACTTGGGGAGAACATGTTCAGTATGCTGTTGATAATTACAATTCATTCAAGAAAGATACTCAGAAGACTGTAAACTATTTGTGTAAGCAGTTTGACATGAAAAAATCTGCTGAAGAGTACCGTCGTTCAGCAACTGCTAAAACAGGTGTTCTTGATACCAATAAACTACACACTTACAAATACAATGATGACATCTTTAAACGAGTCACTGTAGTTCCTGAAGGTAAGAATCATGGTCTTATAATGTATCTTGATTGGTCTGGTTCTATGGGTAATCAGTTACTTGATACCCTGAAACAAACTTATAATCTTATCTGGTTCTGTAAAAAATCTGGAATTCCATTTAGAGTATATGCTTTCCAATCTGGACATGGATATTCCACTCAGCATGATGATCTTAAAATCATGCAGAATGAAAACGAACTAGGAATTAATTCAGATTTTCGTCTCCTCGAATTCTTTTCCTCTCGTCAAAATAGACAGTCTCTTGAGAAGTCCATGCAATTAGTATACACTCAAGTGTTTGCTATGAATGGATGGCGTCTAAATTATTTGCCAGAGTATACTCTTGGTGGAACTCCTCTTGCCGAAGCAATATATTGCACTCGTAAAATTGTTTCTAATCTTAAAAGGATTGAAAGAGTTAGTAAAGTAAATGTTATTTGTTTGACTGATGGTGAGGCAAATCCTATGAGTTACATTCATAAGTTTGCTGAAGATCATTATTATCGTGCTGGAGAATATCGTTATCAATATCTGTGTCACACTCGGGGTAAAGTATTTTTTCTTCGCGATCCTGAAACTGGATATACCCGTAGAATCTCAAATCATCCATATGAAACTACAAAGACGATAGTGTCATTCTATCGTGAGATTACTGATTACAATTGGATTGGTATTCGTCTTTGTAGTAAAGGTGATTTATCTAGACTTGTTAGAGAAATTGCATATGATAAATTTGATGCAATCGATAAGCAGTGGAGAAAGGAACGCTTTGCTTCCATTAAAGAAAGTGCAGGATTTACTGAGGCATTCTATATGCCCGATAAAAATACTGGACTAGGAACTTTAGATCTTGAGGTAAAACAAAAGTCTGAAGTTGCCACCAAAGCAGAACTCGCTCGCGCATTTAAAAAGCATATGGGTTCTAAAATGACAAACAAAACCATCCTTAACGCATTTATTGAGCAAATCGCATGAAGTGTAAAGTACAACTATTCAAGGCAGGAACAGTTTTCGATGAAATTGTTATTGCTACAGACT